TATGAATTTTCTGCACTATCAGTCGAAAATTCTAAAAAATTAGCTAAACATTTAAAGTATCCAAAAAAACTTATTGAAGAAAAAATAGCAAAACCTTTAACCCTAAACGAGATTTATAACTTAGAAAAGGATGTAGAGTTTTATAATGAAACAAAAAAACAAGAGCCAAAAAGAATCGGGTTTGGAGCTTAATTCTTTTATTGAATTAGAAGAATGCTTTTCACATATTAAGTTTTTTAGTAAAAATCACACTTATACTATTAACGATAATCCAGCAAAAACTTCCGTTTCTGGTTTGTTAAAAAAATATGAGAAGCCTTTTGAAAAAAATAAAGTCGCAACGTATGTTGCAGAACGTGATCAAAAAAGCGTAGAAGCCGTTTTAGCTGAATGGGAATTTGCAAAAAATTATTCATGTCATAAAGGTTCGGAATTTCATTTATTTGTAGAAAACTATTTTAGTAGAAAGCAAACAACAATAGATGCTAAAGCATTAAAAAATTTTTATAAAGAAAACGAAAATTTTTATAAAGACACATCAATTAGCGAATATTATAAAGAGCTTGCTCACTTAATTAAAAACTTTTTAAATTTTTATAATTGGTGGAAAAAAGATCACATTCTTTTAAAATCGGAATTTGTTGTAGGAGATAAAGAATCTGGTATTTGTGGAACGATAGACAATTTATCTTATAATAAAGAAACAAACGAGTTGGTCATTTTTGACTATAAAACAAACAAAGAAATTAAAAAGAAAAATCCAAGAGATGATACTTTCTTACAACCCATTCAGTATCTATCTCAGTGTGAATATATCAAATATAGTCTACAACTTTGTTTATATCAAACAATTATTGAAAGAAATAGTGATTTTAAAGTCCCTAAATCTTATATAGTATGGGTAGCCAATAAAGAAAAATATGAGTTAATGGAAACATTAAATCTTAGAAAAGAAGCAGAAATGTTACTCGATCAGCATAAATAATTAATATGAGATCAAGAGATGAAATTTTATTGGCAGAAGCTTATTCTGCTATTTTAGAAGAAAAAAAGAAAAAGCTTTCTGATAAACAAAAAAAGATTGCTTCAGTAGCTGAACCAAAAGATGAAATTACTGGTGCAGATTTTAAAAAGTTAAAAGAAGAAAATTTAGACATGGTTGGTGTTGAAATGGCTGATGAACATCCTCATTTTTCAGGAGGAGGTGAAGAAGAAGAAGAGTCATCAATGAATGAAACAAACCTTTCAGCAATTTGTAAAAATGCTAAAATGTTAATGAGCATTGTAAAAAGTGGAGCAGATCTTGATACATGGATGCAGCAATCACTTGCAGTAATTGCTGATAATATTACAAGTGTTGCTCAAGTAGCAGTTTATGATTTCAATAAAAATAACACGTACACCGAAGCTAAACAAGTAAATCCTTGGGCAGTATGTGGAAAAATTGAAGATAAACCAAAAAAAGAACGTTGCGTAAAAGGTGTGAAAAAAAGTGCTAAAAAGTACGGTAAAAAAATAACATCAAAATCAATTAAAGCAAAAAGTAAATAATTTGTAGAAATGTAATTAAACTAGGATAAATAATATTATAATACTATGATAGATCCAATCGCAAAAGCATACTTAAAAGTCATCGAAGAAGAAACTTCTTCATGTGTAGTCGATTCAACTAAAACACAAGTTGGTAAAGTTTTTGGAGATGCTGAATCTGAAAAGAAAGCACACGAAACAGCACCTAACTCATCAACCGAAAAAGTTGAAAAAGAAGTAGAAGAACCAACCGAAGCTCCTGATGAATTGACAAGTGCTGGTGCAGACGGTGAACTCAAAGCAGTAAAAACTGAAGCAAGCAATCCTTTTGATGCTCTTTATAATAAAGTTTTAAATGAAGAAATGTTTGATTTTTCAACAGCAGATAATTCATTAGAACCTAGTGATGAGATGGCATCTGAAGAAGATACAGAAGAATTTGATGATGAATCAGAAGATTCCGATGAAATTACAGTAACATTAGATCGTGAAATGGCTCAAAAACTTCATGATGTATTAATGGCAGTTCTCGGAAACGAAGAAGAAACTGAAGAAACTGAAGAAGCAGAAGAAGAAACTGAAGATGAATTAGAAGACATGGATGAAGTTAAAGAATCTGTTGACGAAGAAGAAGAAGAAGACGAAGAAGAAGACGAAGATGAGGAAGAAATGGAAGAAGCCGTCGAAGCAGAATATCATGGACACGCTTTAGTAGATCAAGAAAAATTAGAAAAAGGAATGACTAAACATTCTAATATGGAAGTTAAAGGTGCAGTTCCCGTTTCAAAGAAAAAAGCTGAAGTAGTAAAAGGTAAAAAAGCAGACGGAAAACCTGAAAAAATGACAGGAAATCCAGAAGAACTTACCAGCAAAAGTAAAAACAATGCTGGTGGTGTAAAAACTGGTCAATTCCTTTTTGATCAATAAAAAACAAATATACTCAAAGAAACCCCGCTTCGGCGGGGTTTTTTATTAGTAAGTATAGTATAATGAATTTTAAAAAGTTTTTTAATTTAAATTCTAGCAACCCACAACATCGCAGTATTAAAAGAATTACTGATGTTGGAGCAGACAGAAAACATCAAAACATCGTTGCTAAATCTCAAGGAACATATCAATATAAAGATAGTGCTTTAGACGATGCAGAATTAAACAAAAGCGTTTTAATATCTAATACTAGAGCACAAAGTATTGCTAATAAATATGGTTTAAATATAGAAAAAGAAAATAAAAATAAACCATTTCAAAAACAATTAAAAGATTCTGGAAAATTTTTAATTTATATTCCAAATAAAGGATATTATATAAAGAGCAAATAAAATGGAAACTTTAAGATATTTAGATAAGCAAAACAATCTAAACGAAAGAAACAATTTTGCCTTTTGGTGGAAAGAGCAGATTAACATATACGGTCAAATGACTGAATATTATGCAACTAATGCTACACTATCTGCTATGAATCCTATATATGGTGAACAACCAGATTTAAGTTTTGGAACTGGACAAAACTTGGTTGTAATGTTAAATTTAAATAATGATTCATATCTATTATCTAAATTTGGTATTCTTGCAGATAGTGATGTAACAGGGGTGATACATCCATCACATTTTACTGCTATATATGGATTATCAGCGGAACCAAAAAATGGTGATTTGATTAAACTTTCAGAATTCGGTAATGATCGTCTAAATTATCCAAGAAGAGGTGGAGGAATTTATGAAATAACAGAAGTAATTGATGAATTTCAATTAAATGCTATTGCTGGTCATTATGTTTGGTTTTTTAAAGCTAAGAGATATGATTACAGTCATGAAACTGGATCTCCAGGTTCTGGACAAGGAAACAATGCTGCAAATGATAATGATATTATAGAACAAGCAGCACAAGACAATTTTAATTACATTGAAGATAATCCATGTAGCAATACATCGGTCTATGGTGATTACTAAAAAGTATATTCTTTTTCAGAAGAATATTTTGTCGTATTTAAATGTTCTTCACTATAACAAATTTCAATATTATAAAGTTGTTCTAGAACTTTTTTAAGAATAATATTTTCTGTTGCTTCCATGTATTTATAAATCGCTAAAGGTTTAATATCTAATTTATCAAACGGTAATTTTTTTTCTTCGGCTTTATCAGCTATCATATTAACAGCTTCAAATAAGCATATCCATCTCGCTAATTGTGATGCTTCATCATGTGTTTTTTCCCACCACTTTAGCTGGTCATCTTTTTTATTTTTTATTTTTAAGTATTTCTTTTTCATGCTTTTTCTAAAGGTATTCCTGTTATATTTGAAACATTAATAGGTTCTGTTACTCTGGCAACTGTAAATCCTATTGTTACAACATTTTTCTTTTTACAAGAATCACACTCAAACTCTAAACGCGAAGTGTCTTGTGGTAAGAATGTCATTAAATTTGGTTGATTACAATATGCACAATTTAAAATTGTTGATAAGTTTTCAAGTTTATCGAGTTCTTTTTGTTTTGTTTTTTCTACGAAAAAAGAAATAACCATTGACGAAATTGCATAAAATAAAATATATTGAATAGCAATAAATATCAAAAATATAGCTAGAAAATTATAGCCTAATAGATATCCGCCCATACCAGCAAGTAAAGAAACAACACTAACGTAAAAAGTAGATTTTATAAAGTTTTTAGATTTTGAGTCTAATTTAGACATAAAAGAATATTACCAAAATATTCCTTTTTTGTCAACACATTTTATAATTTAGGTTGAGATTCTGGTTGGGATGGAATAGCCGCAACAGGAACTTGTAGCGGTGGTTGTTCTGACATATTAACGACATCTGTAACACGCATACCAACATCTTTAATATCGTTTAAAGATCTTTTTAACTTTTTAAAAAGTTCTAACAATTCTGATTTTTGATTTTCGGTTAGTGATACTGTGTTATTATTAACACATTGGCTCAATTTTCCAGCAGCAGCTAATAATAATACAAACGCATCAGCTAAATCAGTGTTTATTGTTTGTAAAGGCCATGGAACACTTGATGGATTAGGAGGCTGTGGAACAGTTGGTGGAAACCCAACTGCTTGATTTTGTTGATTTGGAAAATTGTATCCATCCTTTGTAGAAAAAGGTACAAAATCTTTTCTTGGTCCTTGGCTATAAGCAGGATATTGTTTTGGTGACCAAGTACTTTCTAAAGATTCATTTAATATTTTATTTAAATCGATCATCTTAATTTACCAACTTTAACTAAGTTACCACATCTGCCACAAATCCATCTACATTCTTTAGTTGGTTGTTTGGTTTGTGGATCTACCGTATCTAAAATTTTTCCATATACTTGAGCACCACAAAAAGAACATCCGATGGGTCTATTGTCTACTGCTTGATATTCTGGTGATTTGTTCATATTATACTTACTTAGCGTTTTTAGGTTTCCAAGTATGTTTTTCGTTTTCTAATTTCTCTACGACAAATTTTACAAACTCAGATCTAACAATATCCTCTTTTGTAAATTCAAAATGATGTATTCCAAATTTTTTGGAATCTTCATCGGAAAATATATCACATATTTTTGAAAAACCACCAGATTTATTTTCTGGTAAATCTGATTGCATTGGATCACCACAAAAAATAATTTTGGAAAATTCGCCCATTCTTGTAATGGTTGTAATCAATTCTCTAAAACTAATATTTTGACATTCATCAACTATTACGCACTTAGTAGCCCAATGTAAACCACGAATATAATTCACTGGTGTAGCATTAAATCTTTCATCATTTCTTAATCTGTTTATAGTTGCTTTGTCTAATAATTCTTCTAGCTTTTCCATAAAAGGAACCATATATGCTTCAAATTTTTCATCAATAGTTCCTGGTAAATAACCGATTTTACTATCAGCACTTTCCACTGCACTTCTTACAAAGATAATATCAGATATTTTTTTATTTCTTAATAAATGTAAAGCACCATAAACAGCAGTAATAGTTTTTGAAACACCTGCTGGTCCTTCGACAAAAACACAACGAGTATCTTTATCAAGTAAAATTTTAATTAATTCTTTTTGTTTTTCAGTCCAAGGTAATTCTTTGATTGGGAAATCAAATGCTACTTTTTCTCTTTGAAATACATATGGTGATGTGTCTTTAGAAGAACTTTTTTTATCTAAAGACGTATCCTTTGAGCGGATCTTTTTTTTACTCATATTTTATACTCCGTAAGAAGTAGGACTGTTATTCGATGTAGCTTGTGAGGTTTGTTGGGTTTCGTTTCCTGTTTTTTGTGGTTCTTTTAAAATACCTTTTTTCATTAAACTTAAAACAAATTTTTCTTTTTTTTCTGTTGGTAATTTTTCAAAATCTAATTCATCAATTTTGTTGAGTAAATCATCTTCAGGATTAACTTCTGTACTATTTTCAAGAGGATCTGCTATAGCTTGTAATGCTTTTTTAGTAGCAGGATTTATACTTGTCATAACTTTTTTTAAATCTGATGATACTTGTTGTGGATTTACTGTGACACTTGAAGAAGAGGTTGTTAATTCTTCAATAACTTTGTTTAAAATGGTTTCAAATTTTTTCATATCTTTTATATTTATAAAAACTACCAATCTTTACAAGCTTGATAGCGAGGAGTACCTGGTTTTGCTGATGAACATTTATGTCTTGCTCTGAAAGATTTTTTACGTTTAGTGTTTCCTGATTTACCAGTAACTCTTACGCCTTTTTGACCCCAATGTATTCTTTTATAACCACCTTTTGGGTTTTTAACACATTTCATCCATTTTTTGCCTTTACGATCTGACGATGTTTTTCCAGTAACTTTTGTGCAACGTGCCGCTTCTTCTAAAAGAGAAGAAACCAATAAATCGAAATTGTTCATGAATATACTTATTCTTTGAGAGAAACTAAAAACATTTTATAAAAAATGGTAAAAATTAAAGGTAAATAGTAGTATAAATTATGGCAGCAAGAACAATAGCATCACCAGGCGTACAAATTAACGAAGTTGATTTAAGTTTAATCGCAAGACCAACAGGCGAAACAAACATTTTCATGACAGGTTTTGCCGACCAAGGACCAACCGATGAAGTTATCAACGTTACAAGTTTAACAGAATATGAAGAAATCTTCGGTGTTCCAACAAATGCAGCAGAAAGATATTCATATCATGCTGCTAGACAAATTTTAACAACATCACCAGCTAACTTGTTGGTTACTAGAATGCCTTATGGTTCTGGTGCAGGTGTTGGATATACAAACTCTTACAGCGCATTGGTGTATCCAATTTCATCAAACGGTGCTACTTATGAATCTTCAACAGAGTATAGAGTATTAGAACCAGAATCTATTCTTTTAACTGATGATGAATATCAAAGTTTAGTAGAAAACGATGTAGCATGGTCTGATGGTTGGCTTAATATTCCAAGTTACAATTTTGATGGTATCGGCAGAGCAGGTTTTGTAGTAGTAAATGCTGCAAAAACAACCGTATCAAATCTTTATGAAGGTTTTTATGTAGCTCTTGCTGATAATAGTAACAATAACCCTGCAACAAATTTTGATGCTATAACAGGAGTAAAATCTGTTAATACTATCGACTCCAGTAATTCATATCAAACCTTTGTTAATGTTCCAAGTTCAAGATTTGGTTTCCAATTAACACAAAATTATCAAAATTACACAGGTCAAAGTGTTTCAGAAGTTGTTGAAAACTTCCCAACAAATTATGATTTTGCAACAACAAAATTCAATGATTACTTGACATTGATGGTCTTTAAATTAAGACCTACGACATATAGCCAAGATACAGTAACTCTCGATTATATTGTTACTGAAGGTTATACAGGTTCATTATACATTGACAGAACGCAACAAAATCCAAATGGTGGTTCATTTATTACATCATTTATTGATAATTTAGCAAATGCTCGTTCTGCTAACATTAAAGTTATTACAAATCCTTACATCTCAACAACAGGAGATTGGATTAATAATGACGGTACATCTAAAAAATCTGTTAGAGTACAAACAGTAGCTAAAAATCTTTACTCTGCTGGTGTTTATGTATCAGATACAGATAAAGTAGCTAAAGATGTTGGTAACATCCCATTAAAACTTGAAAGAGTTTTAAGAACATTAGAAAATAATGATACAATAAATTTAGATGTAACAATCGAAGCTGGTTTGGGTAGTATTTGGACTAGTGCAAAAGCACGTTTTGTAGATTCTACATATACTGGTCAACCAAGAATTTTTGATGACACATATCCATTAGATATTTCTGTTCTTAAAAATACTACAGGTGTTCTTGTTGGTGGAGTGAGAGAAGATTATTTTTCTATTGTAAACCAATTTGTAACATTTGCAGATAAAACTAGAAAAGATCACATGTTCATTGCAGATCCTTTAAGAAATATCTTTGTAAAAGGATCCAATTCAAAAATAGCTAAGAGTAGAGACTTCATCTTCTCAACTGACATTTATTGGCCATTGAGAAATCTTTTCGCTGGTGTTGAATCAAGCTATGTTGCAACATATGGCAACTGGATCAGAACAAATGATACAGCATCAGATACCTTCTGCTGGATTCCTGCATCAGGTTATATTGCATCCATATTTGCATCGTCAGCACAAACATCATTCCCTTGGTCTGCACCAGCAGGTTTCACAAGAGGAACATTGTTTAATGTATCAGATATTGCAATCAATCCAACACAAAAGCAAAGAGATCTGCTTTACAAAATTAACATCAATCCTATTGCATTCTTCCCAAATGATGGAAACGTAGTTTTTGGACAAAAAACACTCTATCGTAAACCATCAGCCTTTGATAGAATCAATGTTCGTAGATTGTTCTTAACATTAGAAAAAACTGCTCAATCAGTTCTTAAATTCTTTGTTTTCGAACCTAATACATTCACAACAAGAGCAAGAGTTGTGGGTGCATTAACACCAATCTTCGATCAAGCACGATTGAATGAAGGATTATACGATTATGCTATTGTGTGTGATGAAAGAAACAACACACCAAACACAATAGACAGTAATGAATTGAGAGTCTCTCTTTATATTCAACCTGTTCGCACTGCCGAATTTATTCTTGCAGACTTTATTGCTACAAGAACAGGAGTGAACTTCGAAGAAATACTATCATAAGATAAATAATTTAAACATATGGCAATACCAGAATATACACCGCAAGACAGAGGTTTACTTAACAATTATGGAATTTCAAATTTCTATAATGCAGCCGCTAACAACGATTTTATGCGAACAAATTTGTTCCGCATTATATCTCTTGGTGGCGTAAGATTTACAGCCAATGAGCTTCTTTATTTAACTTCAACAACATTACCAGGTCGTGCAATCACAAACATCCAAGTTCCTTTTATGGGATTAGTGTTTAACGTACCAGGCACAGCAAACTATCCTAACAGTGGTGCATGGAATGTATCATTCAGAGTACCACAAAACCTTTCTATTCGTAGAAAATTTGAACAATGGACTAGAGATGTTTTCAATGACATCGATAGTTCAGGTTCTTATAGTATTCCAAGTGCAGATTCTTCTAATCAAGTTGTTATAACTTTAATTGATAAAGTAGGAACACCTATCAGAACATATACACTTTATGGTGCATACTGCCAATCAGTAGGCGATGTCAATATGGACATTACTACTTCTGGCGAAGTAATGGTACAACAAGCAACATTAGCATATCAATACTGGCAATTAAGTAACAACCCATAAACAAAAACTTAAATTAGGCATAAATATTTGATATGGCTAATTTAAGATCAAGTCCTTACGAATATTATCTAAAACTATTAGGCAGATGGCCTACTGGTTTAGCATTAGCTAGTCAATGGTTAGTGTATTTTGATTTTAGTTCTGTGGGTTGTTTACAAGGGGATTTACAAGGGTTAATCCGCAATAAAGAGAGTGCTTTCGGTTCGAATGGTTGGACTATAACAAACACTGTTACAAAATATCTTTTAGATGGTGGATTACAGTATTCATCTGATAATTTAACTGGTTGTGTATTTGCTAGACAAGTTAATTTACCAAGCGAGAGTATTAATGCAGGAAATGTCGGTTTAGATTATGGGGGTTATCAAGCACCAGCAACAATAGGAAATAGAGAAAAATATAAAAAACTAACAGTCACCTTTCTAGAAACTAATGCATCGTTTTTAGATTTAGTTTTAAGACCTTGGACAGTAATGGTAGGTTATAATGGTTTAGTTGCAAGAGCTAGTAATTCATCAAAAAATGTTAAGTGTAACTATGCAGATGTTTTAATGTATGCAAAAACTGGTGTTAGTAACAGAATGCAAGTACGTAAAATATACAGGTTTTATAATCTTGCACCAGTTTCTATAGATGGTGAAGAATATTCTTATATGACGGAAGGCATGAAATATAGTAATGTTTCTTTTGTTTATGATGGTTATAGTGTATTAGATGCCAATACACCTAGTTTAATTGACTTAAATAATTCATTTTTAAGTCAATTAGGATTTTCAAGTTGAAAAACTTTTGTTGTTTGTTAGTATCTAACTGTGAATAAAAATTTTTTTTATAAGGTAGATTTACCTTTTTCTAAAAAAGTTATTAATTTTAAAGAACTTACAACCGAAAATCAATTAGAAATTGAAAAAATCAATCACTATTATCCATCTAATATTGAATATTATATGGAATACCATAACAATTTTTTGAAAGTTTTAAAAAATTGTATAGAAAATTTTGATGACGTTTTACAACTAGATATCATAGAATATCTTCTTTTGTGTTTAAAGTTGCGTATTACTAGTATTGGAAATGTTTTAGAATTACAGATAAAGTCTGATGATGCTAATGTTAAATTTAAAAAAATAACTCTTGATTTACAAGAACTTTTAAAAAATATTTTGTTAGCTGGTGAAAATTCATTAATTAATCAAAAATTAATATACGAAAATAAAAATTTAAACATTAGATTGGGATGGCCAAATATTAAGAGCGTAAAAACTTTTCATAATTTATTTTTTAGTGATTTTTCTTTTCAAGAAAAGGTTTTAATGACTATTCCTGAATTTATTAAAGAAATACAAATTGATGAAAATATTATCAATTTTACCGATTTAGATTTTGATCAAAAAGAAAAAATCATATTAAATTTTCCAGCATCAATAAAAAACGATATTCAAAATGCAGTTTTAGAAAATATTAGTAGTTTATCAAATTATAATATTTTTGAAATTTCTTTTTTTAAAGATCAAAAATTTAATTTTTATAACTTAATTTACATAGAGCTTATAAAATTAATTTTTTCTCAAGCTCCAAAAAGAATATATGAAGAAATATACATATTATCCAACTTTAATATGAGTTCTGAATACGTTTTAAACATGTCTCCTTCAGAAAGAAAGATATACATATCTTTCATAGAAGCCCAAAGAAAATCGCAAGAGGGACCATCAGAGCCTTCTAGTGTGCCATTAGAAGGTGCTAATCGATCTTTAGAAGATTTAGCAGTTGAATTTGGAGATTTGCCTCCTAATTAACTAATATATGCAACAAGATTTAAACTTTAACAATGCTTTAGAAGCAATTGAAGCTATTTCAAATAGTTTTACTGTTGATGCATGGGTTCCGTCCAAAGAAAAATTTTATTCTTTTAAGGAAATCGATGCCAAACAGCAAAAAACACTGTTAAGTTCTGCAATGAATTCGTCAGTGTATAATACCAATTTTGTTAAAACTTTTTACAATATTTTAAAAGAAAATTCAATTAGTGAAGATAAAAAAGAAATAAATGATTTTACCATTTTTGACAAAGCTTCTATTGCTTTGGCACTAAAAAGTAAAATATCAAAAGAGGCAAATATTATTTTTGATGAAGATAAAAATAATATTAAAAAGATTGATATTATACCTATCATTGAAAAATTCAAAAATTTTCAAACACCAGAATCTGAATATATTGAATTAAAAAACGAAGAGAATCATATTAAATTAAAAATAAGCATTCCAACAATCGGTAAAGAATTGGATTATGAAGAAGAAATTCATAAAAAAGAAAAGAGAGTAGATGATATTAAAAATACTGAAGATATTCAGAAAATATTATCCGAAGCTTTTGTTGGAGAAACTTCAAAATATATTCAAAGCATCGAAATAAACAACGTAGATGTTAACTTTGATAGTTATGATTTTTCTAAAAAAATTAAAATAGTAGAAAAACTACCTAGTGGATTGATTCAAAAAATATTGGAAGCCGTTTCTAAATGGAAAAAACAATTTGATGAAATTCTTAAAGTAGAATTTACAGAAAACGAAACCACGTATAAAAAGGTTCTTAGCATAGATAGTTTGCTTTTTTTGAGTTAAAATCATATATTAATCCTAAATATTAATATATGGCAGATATCCCATACGATGAGATATTATCAAAATTTGCTGGAAATCAGATAGATTCAAAAGAATTTTTAAATCTTTTATTCTCTACTGATGAAACGGGTATTGATTATCTACAATCTTTAAAAAAAGAATTTAAAGACAAATACGTTACACCTGTTTTTAAAAAGGCATCGTCGTATTATTCCAAAATTGGGGAACAAATAGATAAAGGTTCAAAAAAAGAAAATTTAGATGCATTAAACGACCCGTTAGATATTGTTAAGTTAAATCAAGAATATAAAGAAAAAACTAAACAACTTTTTGAAAAAAAATTAAAAGAGATTGATGTATCTGTTAACATAGAAAATCCACAGCAAACTAGAAGTGTTATAGAAAAAATAAAAGATTTAACTTCAGTTAATGTTCCAGAAACTCAACCACAAAATATTCAAGAGCAACAAACCTTTGGTGTAAAACCAACGGTTATTACTTTATCAGAAAAAACCATAGAAGATTTAACTAAAGTTTTAAATCTTAATTTTAAAGGAATAAAAGAAGGAATAGGGTTAAAAACAGAAACAAAAGAAGAAGAGGCGGGTGGTGGTTTGTTAAGTACGTTAGCTGGATTATTGGCATTTGGTGGCGTTGCTGCCTTATTGGTATCGGCTTTTTGGGATAAAATTAAACCATGGTTGGAAGAAAAAATTGGTGTAAAATTAGGATTTTTAGACAAATTTGAAGGTTTAGTTGAAGGTATAGGTAAATTTTTTACTCTCGGTGGTTTAAAAATAACCGCTGGTCCTTTATTTAATTTGGTAGGAAAAGCATTTACAACATTTGGAGATTTATTAGAAGGCGGTTTAAAAGCTATTTTTCAATTAGGATTTGGTGATGAGATAGTAGAAGCAGGAACAAAAGCAGCACCTGCTGCTTGGAAAACTCTTTTACCGAAAATTGCAGGGGGTTTATTTAAAGGTGCTGGAAAAGTTGCTTTAAGAGGCATTCCTATTATCGGAAGTTTGATTAGTTTTTACTTTGCATATGACCGTTTCCAAAAAGGAGAAGTTATACAAGGTTTAATAGAAATTGCAGGAGGATTAGCAGGTTTAATACCTGGTGTAGGAATACCTTTAAGCATCGGTATAGCGGCTTTAAATGCCTTTATAGACTATAAAGTAGCAGATCTGCCACAAGATCAACAAAACGCCGCAGCAGGGGGAATTATAGGCGATATAGGGGCAAAAATATACGATATGATCAAAGATATACCTTTTGTTGGAGGTCTTGTCAAATTTGGTTTGGGTATATATGAGTTAGTTTCTGGTAATTTTTCTAAAGGATTGGACTATTTGGTAGAACAGCCGTATTTAGGTCCGTTTCCAGCACTTATTAAATCTTTAATGGGTGCAACAGTTGAACAAGCAGACGGCACTAAAACCTTTTCTTTTGAAGGATTTCAGAAAGAATTAAAAACGAACATGTTTAAGTGGATCATAAGCATGGTTCCTAATGCTTGGGGTATGAGAGGCGGTATTGCCAAAATAATGGGATTGGAATATAATGATACAACAGG